CAGCTAGATCCGTTGCAATTACACATAATTACACCTCCTGTAATCAAGGCGGAGGGGTTACCTCCGCCCGAAGTCACCCGTCATGCGGGGATTGTGTTACCTCAGAACCCGCAGCCGCAGCCGTTGTTGAATCCTACGCCGGTGGGATTGCCGTAGCAGCAGTTCGGGTTCGGGACAACGTACGCGGGCACGGGGCAGTCACGGCCCAGACGGCGGATCAGTTCTGCGGTCTGAGCTTCCTGATTGGCCGTGATGAACGCGTTCTGCGCGGCCTGAGATGCCTGGAACTTGAGGGCCTGATTCTCGCTCTGGAGCGCGGAAATCTTGTCCTGCACAAGGAAATCCATGATCTGGCGGGCGTTTGCGTTCTGGTTGTCGATCAGGTCACGGGTGTTGTTGCACATCGTGGTCTGGAGTGCGTTGGTCTGCGTGGCGAGATTGTAGTTCACGCCGTCGATGGCCCGCTGCGTGGTGCAGCAGCAGTCGGACATCTGATGCGACAGATCACAGAAACCGCGTTCCACGCCGTGGAATCCGCCCGTAATGGCGTTGTTCAGAGCGTAGGTGCTGTCGCAGATGCCTTGCTGGATGGCCGTAATGCCGCCGGTGATGTTCTGGAGAGCGAAGCCCTCGTTGATGTCGGCGCGGGTTGCAATGCCCTGCAAGCCGGAACCGCCGCCAAAGCCTCCGCCGAAGCCCCAGCCGCCGTTGCCGAACAGGCTGGCCACGATCAGCAGACCGATCAGGCCGCCCCAGCCTCCGCCGAAGCCGAAGCCGTCATTACCGCTGCCGCCGTTGTCCTGGCCAAGAGCATATCCCATTGCGAAATCGTTATTTTCTGCCATTTTCTGTTCCTCCTTTTACTGGTGATGATCTATCAACACGGCGCTGCAGTCGCCGGATTGACCGTTACTTGGGGAGCCTGATTCCCCACTGCTGGGCGATCTGGTTCAGATCAACGCCGCGCTGACGGGCGATCTGGTAAGCCATGTCGCGCACCTGGTCCGGCGTTTTGCCTGTCATAATCTGCATTGCCTGCTGCACGGCGGGACTGCTCCGCGCAAGCTGCATGGCGATCTGGTTGGGGTTCGCGCCGTTCCGGACGGCCTGTAGGATCTGCATCGGATTCATCGGGATCATTCTGCGTCAGCTCCTTTCGTGCGTCGTGCGGGCTGGGTGGGAATCATGTCGCGAAGCTGCGACATTTCATCGCGGATTGCCGCAAGGTCGGCCAGCGTGGCGTACTGCGGGGCCGTCTGCTGCGGCTGGACGGAGATGACGAAATCCACGAATTCCGCCGCGCCGGTCTGCGGGTCGATGGCCTTGTAGTACACAGCGCCGTGCGCACGGTCGAGAAACAGCATCGGACTGCCGGGAAATACCGTCGCTGCAACGGCTTCCTCGCGTCCGGTTACGGGCCGTGCCTGAATGCCGCTCTGCTGCGGCTGCATACCCTGTAGGAAGTCCATACGGGACTGCTGATACATCTGCTGGGGCTGCTGAAAAGTGCCGTAAACGGGCTGCTGCGGCTGCTGCCAGCCATTGTTTCCAAACATAAAAACGCACCTCCTTCACACCCTGATTATCCCAAAATCACGGATTCTCAGGGGGCAAAGGAGGCGCGTCTGTGGGCATGTTTGTACCGTTTACGGGCATAAAAAAAGAGGCCGGGGTCAGAGCATTACGCTCCGGCCTCGGCCTGATTCATTCTGGAAAGCATTCTGTTCAATTCGGGCAGGATGATTTTTTCCATCCTGCGGGCGACCGTCCGTCTGTCCATGTGGACGATCACTCCTGTGTCAATCAGACACATGTGCCACACGATGCAGCGCGTGGCGATCTCCTTGTCCTCGCTGCTCAGTTTGGCCATGCGGAGGAGCTGGGAGAACTCCTCCGCCGTGAGGTAGTCAAACTGAGGATATGCTGCGCGGACGCCGGGAAATCACTCCTCGGAGGCCGCATCCGCAGCCGGAGCATGACTGAAATAGTTCTGTACTGCCGCTTCAATCTCGTCGAGATCAACCTTATAGCCGTGATTATGGAGGTATTTAGTCGCATAATCCAGCTTTTCTTTGCCGTGACCCGCGCCGTAGATCTGCTCGGCGGCGAATACGGCGGTCCGGACGGCAGCTTCAATCTTGATCTGCTGCTCGTTGGTGGTCTTGGCCTTGATCCACGGAATCACCTTGACGGTGATGATCGCGGCCAGCAGGCCCAGCAGGGCCTCAAGGATGGGGGTAAAATCAATCATTCGAATCACTCCTTACGAAATAATGTCCCATTCCTGTACTTCTTTGTAGATCTTGTCGATGAAGCTGTTGCCCTTGAGGGCCTTGTATCCTTCGTAGAGCATGACGAAGTTCTCATACTCATATTGCCGGATGATTCGCTTGTCACGACAATGGTAGTAGATGTGCAGCATGTCGCTGCGGAGCAGGCATTTCTGCGCGTTTGCGATCCGGACGACCCATACGATGACCGGAATGATCACGCCCAGCAATACGCCGATCTCGCCGATCAGCACAACGATAGAAGACAAGTTCAATGGAATCAACCTCCTTCCACGCCGGACGCGCTGATATACATCGGCTCTCCGTTGAAGAGCACCGGAATCCAGTTTTCGACGGTCAAGCGCGTCAGCGTATCACCTTCGCGGACGATGCCTGCGGTGGGGTAGGCCGTTCCGGGGCCGGTGCGGATGTTCCACGATCCGGATTTGACCTTCAGATCGCCCACAGGTTCCGGCATGGACGAGTGAACGCCGTTCAGCTTCTCGATCGCCACCATCATCGCCTCATGGGATTTCGGACCGTACTCGCCGTCGGCATCAAGGCCGTGTTCTTCCTGAAACGCCTTGAGTGCAGAGCGGGTCTTGCTGCCGAAATCGCCGTCAGCACCATACGTTCCGAGGTCGTAGCCCAGCGAGATCAGCATGTTCTGCATCGTCTTGACGTCCGCGCCTTCGTCCCCCTTGCCGATGATGCGTTCGCCGAGCGCGTATTCCTTGACCTCGATCGTCCCTTCGTACTTGCTGCCGTTGCTGATGACCACGACGGTATGGCCGCTGGATGCGGTGACGAGGATGTCTCCGAAGCCGAGATAATCACTCCGGTCGGTGTACTTGCTGCCCTTCAGTTCGACGAACTCTCCGGTGGCCAGCAAGTTCTTCGGCATGTTGCCCGTACGGAATCCGGATGCGGGAAGGTCCATAATGCCGGCAGCCGCGCAGCAGCAGCGCACCAGCTCGGAGCAGTCCGTCTCCGTGGCTACGGTGACCTTTGCAAGATCGAAGCCGACCTTCTTCGCTTCAGCAAACAGGTCGTAGCGTTCCCACTGGTCATATCCGATTTTGTTGTTGTTGCAGGCTGCAATCATCTGCTCGCCGATGATCGCCGCCTTTTCCGGGTCCTTCGCGCGGAACACGCGCCAGCCCTTGGAATGCTTGTACCACGACTGGGTGGAAACCTCCCTGCCGGACTTCTGGTCCCCGGCTTTGCCGTTGTACGCCTTGCCGTTTTCGTCCGATCTTGCAGAGCCGACCGTTACTGCCATGTTCATTCCTCCTTTATTCGTTTCTGGTATAGTGGATGGTCACCAGCACATTGCACCGGTCAAAGGGTCTCACAGACGATGCATTGACCCAGTTAAAGGCAACATTTGGGCCATCGCCGAGCCACGGGGTTGCAATGTAACCGTTGATTCCCATGATCGGGAGCCTGTAGCCGACGCACAGCGCACCGTTGTTGTAAATCGCAGTGTGCATCAGACGCATGTCGAAGTCGAGCAGATTGATCTCCGCAGAGTGTACGTCAATCGGCAGTACGCCGACAGTCGTCCACGCGCCCACGCCGCCGAAGGTCACGTTCGGATAATACTTCGACACTCTCCAGATCGGTTTCCCGTCGAACCATGTGCCGCCGGTGAGCTCCGGCGTTTCCGAGAAGTTCAGGCCGAGGCCTTCCGCGCCGCCGTAGAACACGGTCCTGCGGAAGAATTCGTCCTTCGGGTCGCCCTCTGTGGCGGTGGAAAACCCGCCGAAGGCCACGCCGTCCGGCTCCACGTCCATAATCGCCGTGCCCTTCTCCACGCGGGAGAACGCGGTCACGGAGGTATGCAGGTCGGAGACCGTCAGCGTGAACTCATGCACGCTGTTCAGGCTGAACTCCGCCGTCAGCAGCGTCCGATCGTTGACGGTTTCATAGGCCGCGCCGGACGTCCACGGAACGGAAATCCGCCCGCCGCCGGTTTCGATGAACGCCGTCGGAACGTTGTTTCCGCCTGCCGGATCGATGGCTGCGCGGATCGTCGCCCACACGCGGGTTCCGCGGGGATTCGCTTCGTACACCGTCTCGCCGGAATCGCTGACATATTCGTCGTAACGCTCTACGGAGAACACCGTGATGACCGGATCCGCCAGCGCGTTGACATCGATCTGCACCGTCTGCCGGGCGGTTCTGCCGCGGCTGTCGGTGACGGTGAACGCATAGACGTGTTCGCCGGATTCCGCAAACGCCGGGGTCGTGATCTCCGCAAGAGCGGAGGAAACGCCCTCGGAGCCGGTGATCTCATACGAAACCACCGTCGCGCCGTAGAAGGAAGCCGCGTCCGAAATCGTCAGCTTTGCGCCGCCGAGGTGCTGCCAGTAGCCGCCGGAGGTCCCGGAGGGCTCCGCCCTTGCCGAGAACGCCGGAACGATATTGTCCGGCACGTTCACCGTGAACGGAATCAGCCGGGAAGACTTCTCCGCGCCGTCCTGATAGGTGGTCAGCATACAGGAAGCCGCGCCGGAAACCGCGTCGGGCAGCTGATACAGCCAGCTTTCCGGAACGGTGAAGGAGGCTTCCGTCACGCCCTCGGGCAGCGTCTGCACGTCGCTTGCCGCGCCGCCCAGCGACCATTGAACCGCATGGGTGATCGCGCCGGTCAGGTTCGCCGGTTCGACGGTCAGGGTCAGCGTATCGCCGGGAACGGCGGTTTCCGCATTCAGCGTGCCCTTGCTGCCGAGGGGCTCATAGGTCACGGAGACGGACGCGCCGGTGATCTTCAGGTAATTGTCGGAATAGCTGTCGCCGCTGCCGGTGGATTCGTTGCGGTAGACGGCCAGCGCGAACAGTCCGCCGTTCAGCCAGTCGGTGAGACCGGCGAAGGCCGCCGGATTGGAATCCGCGCTGAAGGTGATGGTTTTTGTGGAATTGTAAGCGGGCGTGCCGCTCCAGACGTCGCCGAGATACGCGCCCAGCATGGCCGAGCCCGTGCCCCACAGACCGGTTTTCGTACCTCGGTACAGGCCGACGGTCTTGCCCGCCGAACGGCCCGCAGAGCCGAAGGTCAGCGTCAGCTGAATCATGCTGACGGCCTGATCGGCCCAGTTGACGCCGCCCAGATTCGGGAAGAACATCGCGCCGATGCGCGGCGAGCCGGAGCCGTATGCGCCCTGCATCGCGCCGCTTCCGTCCCAGCTGGACGACGACGCGGATTTGACAAAGCCGAGGCCGGAAGCCCCGGCGGTGAATACGCTCAAGAGAATCCCTCCTTACGTTGCGTCCTCGGCGACAAAGGCGACGCCGCCGGAGGATGTGCCGCGCATGACCACCCGGCGGCCTGCGGTCAGACCGTTGACCGGACCGACGCGGATGGATTCCGCCGCCAGCTGCCGCTTGGCGAAGCTGCCGATGATTTCGTTCAGCTGGAGGATGTGGAATCCGGTATCGTCGGTCAGGGTGGCGTAGGTGCTGCCCTGTTTGCCCACGCGCATGCCGTCCTCGGTGAAGGTGTACCACGCGCGGATCAGGTCGTTGGTGGCGATGAGCAGCTGAATGGTGGTGTTGGCGGAGATGTCGATGCTGTCGCCGATGGCCTTGATGGCGGTGGTGTACAGCTCCGGAATGGTGGCCGACGCGATCATGGCCTGACCGGCGGTGATCTTTCCGGCGGTCAGGGCGTCGGTGAAAATCTCCGAAAGGATGGCCGACGCGCCCTTGATCGTCTGTGCGCTGAGCTCGGCGATGTTCGCGGACGTTTCCACGATGGCGCGTCCGTCCTCGGTCGTTCCGGCTTCGATCTCGCCCTCCGTGGGCACGACCTCCGCCGTACCGACGGTTCCGTCCGACTGCACGGTGACGCTGTAATATTTTCCGTCCGCACCCTTCAGCGTAAGCTCCCCGACGACGGCGGAAACCAGCGTCGCCGAGGTGGCGGCCAGACGGTCGATGTACAGTTCCCCCGCCGTGCCGGCGCGGAAGATGGCCTCGTCCGCCAGCAGATCCTTCACGGCGGCGAAATCCAGCCCCGCGAAATCCGCGTACAGCGCGACAAACTCGCCCAGCGCCGCCGCCAGCTGATCCGTGGCGATGGTGTCCGCCGTGATGTTCTCCGCCATGAGCGTCACGATCTCCGAAAGGGAGGCGTACAGCTCGTCGGTGGTGATCGATCCGGCGGCGATTTCGCTGATCCTCGCGGTCAGGGCGTTGATGGCCTCGGCATTGAGCTGGCGCACGGTGGCGATGTCGAACTTGCCCATTTTCACGGACAGATCGCGCAGCATCGTGCCGTCCACGGTGTTCGGGATCAGGCGGTTGCCGGATACGCTGCCCTGTGCGATGTTGAATCCATAGGTTACGCTGCGGGTGCTGACCAGTTCGCCGAGGGTGACGCCGGTATACCTTTCGGCGAGAACATCCCACGTATAAGCGGTCACGCGTATTTTTGCGTCGATGTGGTACAGTTCGTCGATCACGCGCACGGTATCGAACAGGTGGACTGCCTGAAGGCCGGCATAATCCTCAACGTCGGTATTGTACCGGTCGAGGGGGACGAAGTCCACCTCCATGCCGTAGGCCGGAAGATCCACTCCGTTTGCGAAATCCTGCGCTGCCAGACGGGCAAGTTCTGTTTTGGCGGACGCATCGTCCGGATAATATCCGTCCTCCTCGCTTTCGCCGACGCGCACGTCGTATTCGATGCGCTGCGTCATGACAGTGGGATACATACCGAGATACGGGCTGTCCACATACAGGCCGTCAATATACAGGTCATCCCCGTCGGCGTTTTTGCCCACGGGGATGATGCGCGTAACCACGCCGGAAGCGTCCGAATCCACGGTCACGCCGATCAGATTTTTTCCGCGCCGGATGGTTACGCCCATGTCGCGTTCTACGTCCGGAAGCAGATACAGGCTGTAATTATCGCGGATCAGGTTTCCGCCCGTCTGGGCTGCGAGGCCGGTTTCCGGTTCCAGCAGCAGTTCGATGCCGGATTTCCAGCCGAAGTCTCCGCTTACGGGCGCATCGGTGGAAACGACCAGTTCAAACGGATGCGCGTTGAGCATTGCTGCAAACGCATGCGCTCCCGCTTCGGCGGCGGATACGTTTTCCGGAGAATACGTCTCGCCGACGATGTTGCCGCGGAGGTCATAGGTGATGTGCATTGCGGCAACAGTGACCACGCCGCGCTGCGTATCGCGTTCGACGGAATGGATCCGGAACAGCTGATCGCGGGCGGGCTGCACCTTGACGCCTTCGCGCTTCACCGGTCTGGATTCGGTCAGGGTTTCGGTGATGGTCCGGTCGTACTGCAGCCATCGGGCGTACATGTAGCCGGTCGCGCCGCCGCTGACCACGGAGACCTGATACCAGCCGTCGCCGGCGTCCGCCAGCTGCACGACCTCGGTTCCGGTGTAATACCTTCCGAGGATCGGACTTTCCGTGGTGGGCCGCTGGCGCAGCATCAGACGACTGCCGTTGGTCTTGACCTTGTAGATGCTGCGCGTGACGGTGACGGCGGTTTCTTCGGTGCCATCAAATGCGCTGATCTCATACATCGGGGATTCCCGCACGGGTGCAGCCGCTTTGACGATGCAGCCGTTGTCGATCAGCGTCCACCGCATATCGTCGGTCATGGGCTGGACCAGCTTCAATTCATATTTTCCGTTCGCCTGCTCCTCAATGGTGCATTCGACGGGGAGCAGCAGCCCGCGTCCGTTGGTCGAGAAATCGGTCGCGGACGGATCATAGATCGGGATTCCGTGCATTTACATCGACCTCCATCTCGGCAGGATGCTGACCCCGGATACGGAGGAGCCGTCCTCCGCCAGCCACGACACGACGTTCATGCCCGGTGCGATATGGAAAAACGGGCCGGAAACGCGGTCGTTAGCCAGCAGCGTGCCGTCCGCCGTGAATGCGTCCATCAGCTCCGTATCGACGATGATTCCGCCGTCCACATCGTTGAAATACATTGTTTCCATGCCGATGGTCAGCGCAAAATCGCCGGTTCCGGTAATGCTTACGCGCGGGGAGGACGGAGCCGTGCCGGGGTTTTCCAGCACGGTTCCGCTTTCATTGATCTGCACGGCATTGCCGTCAACAGGCCAGTGCAGCCGGAACGGATGACAGACAAACGTCACGGAATACCGCTGCGTGGCAAACCTCGGAACGGGGCTTGCGCGGTTGTATTCCTTGTCGATGTACGCTTCATAGGCCAGCGACGGTTCGTCCGAAAACCGGAGCAGGCCGCTGCCGGTCAGCCATGCATTGATGGAAGGGATCATGGACGGATCCGGAGCATCGAATTCAAGCTTGACGGTCACGTCGGTGTAGCTGCCGTCGCCGGTCAGCACGGTGCCGTTTCTACCGGACACCTTTTTGCGGGTGTAATTCCGGCCCGGAAGCGACCGGGTGGGCATCTGGCGCAGCAAAATGCCGTATTCCCGGCTGTTCACGCCGTTGAATTCAAACCATCCTTCTTTCAGCCGATGAATCATCCTTTACCCACCCCCAATGCAATGCTGTGGCTGTATGCGTTCTGCGCGGTGCGCGTGTACTGAGCCATGACTTCGGCGAATACCTTCCCGTCAACGGCCATGACGATGGGCCGACCGGATTCCGCATCGGCGATATCCTGCGCGGCGGTGGAGAATGCTCCGGACAGCGCGGGCGCGGTGATGCGGGTGGACAGGTTCATGGATCCGACCATGTTTTCCGCCCGCGTGACGGCCTGCTTGAGGCTCTTGACGATACCGATCTCAAAACCTTCGCCGGTATATTCGCCGATCCGCATAGTTACGCGCGACGGAGAATTGACTTCCAGCAGATTCCGGAATCTTGCGGGTACACTGCCGATCACTCGGTCAATGGTGCGATTCAGGAAATCTTCTCGGCTTGCGATACCGTATGCGTAGCCGTTTATGGTCTGCACGGCGGCGTCGAAGGTCTTGTCGCTTACGTCCGCCGCTTCCTTTACGCCGCTTACGGCTGTTTCCGTGGCGGCGGTGATCTGCGGTTCGCCTGATTCGATAATCGCAGCTCCCTGTTCAATCATGCCGCCGAACACAGACTGCACCAACGTGGAACCATCCATGTCCACAAGCGACGTACCATCAGCGAATCCTTCGCCGATAACCGTTGCAAGGGTGGTGCCGAGAACTCCCGTGTCTGCTGTTTCAAGCGTTTCAGCTGCAGCAAGCATCATATCGTCCGCCATGCGCTGGAACATCGGCAGATTCAGCATCATTGTTCCGTTATCATAGGCTGCAGAGAAAGAGCCTTCTCCGAAAGCATCATCGTATGCCTGTTGAATGGCCGGACTTACGGAAGAAAAATCATAATTTTTATTGGCCATCGCATCCGCGATTATCTGATTGATCTGAGATGCAAGGTCGAGGTTTTCAGCGGCTTCCAGCAGCGGCGCGGCCACATCATCCGGCATTGCCTCTGCAACGCCGCGGAAAATCTCCATCAGAGCCGATTCGTATTCGGCTTGATTTTCACGCATGGCCGTCTGGTATTCATACTGTATACGGAGTTCTACAGCAGCATACTGTTCGGGTGTTTTGATTTTGCCGGAAGCAAAATCTGCCTGCGCCTGTGCCATCGCTTCGTCATACTGCTGCTGGATGTCCTGCTGATCGATTTTGAAACTTTCGAACGCGAAACGAACTGCAGTTGCTATGGTTGCTTCGTCAGTTGTTGCGCCGGCAGTTACGACTCGATACTGATCCTTGCCAAGCAACTGAGATTTTGCTACAGCTGCGTCGATCTTGTCCGTGACTTCCATCACGCGCGATTCGATCTCATCCAGTTCGCCCATTCTGGCCTGAACTTCTTCCGTGGATTTTCCCGCGCATTCTTCGATGAATGTCAGCGTTGCCGCCTGCGATTCTTCAATCGCAGTACGCATGGCGTCAGCTTCAGCGATAATGTTCTGAACAGCAGTTTCATAGTCAGGCGCATCAGGGTCCAGTTCCGCGATCTGCGCCGCCTGCCATTCGTCAATTTGAGTAAATACGCCTTCGTAGTACGCGTTTGCTTCATCGACCAAAGACTGAACGACTTTATCCGTGTCCGCTTCGCCGTCTGTGAGCGCGGTCGCAACGGTGTCCGTCAGGGACATAATTCCGTCGGAAAGATCACCGTTGATTCCGTTGAAAACGGCGATAATTCCCTGAATTTGTCCGGAAGTCAGTCCCATTGCCTTCAGTCTTTTGATGAGTTCGGCGCGATTTCCGTTTGCCTGAGCCATCAACTGCCCCAGAACAGTAGAATCAAATTCGATGTTCAGGCCGGATAAAATTCCGTCAATTTCACCGTTCAGGCTTTGAACCTGCCCCGCAATGACAGCGGCGTCTTCATCAGATAATCCGAACTTTTTGCATTGATCATAGATTGCCTGATAATCCTGCCCGATCATCCCTTTGATCGTTTCGATCTGTGTCTTATCAAGCCCGAAACCGCTCAGTGCCGTTTCAATGCTCGTCCATGCGCTGTTGATTGCTTCGACGGCATCTGTTGCGTCTACCTCGGCAGTGATTGTTGCCGACATTGCTGCAACACGATCCTGATCCACATTTTCAAACATCCGATCGACAGCACGACCCAGCTCATATTCCGCAGGGCCGCCAAAGATGCTGCGCCAGAGCGACTGAATAACGCCTGCCGCGCCGGTTACGATGCTTGTGGCCAGATTCCAGACACCTTTCAAAATTACAGGCGCGTATTCCGGGAACCGCTCGACGAGATTGACCACGATGACTTCAAGCGTATCGAACAGCGTATCGGACAGCGTGGTCAGGATGTCGAATCCGGAACCGAGGACTTCGGGGAGGTTTGAAAAAAGGCCGCTGACCAGCGAAGGGATGCGCTTTGATACGCCGGAAATGACGTTTTTGGCGATGTTCGTCGCCGATGTGATCAGCTGGGGGATTTTCTTTTCGATGGCCTTCATCAGGCCGTCCACGCCGCCGCGTTCGAATGCGCTGTTGAATTCCTCAATCATCGCATTCGCCGCCGGCAAGACGGAGGAGGTCAGGGATTCGGAGATTCCGGAGAACACCGTGCCGCCGAAGGTCTGAAGATTGTCCTGAAGCGTAGAAAGCTGGCCGTTCAGCGTCTGCGACTGCTTTTCCATCGACTGGAAAAACATGCCGCCCTCGGACGTGGCCACGACCATTGCATTGGTCAGTTCTTCCACCGTCAGCGTGCCTTTGCTGATCCGGTCGTAAAGGCTGGCCATGCTTTCGCCCGTCTGCTCGGAAATGACCAGCAGCGGGTTGAATCCCGCCTCGATCATCTGCTTCACGTCTTCCAGCGACACCTTGCCCGCAGACGACATCTGACCGTAGGCCATCGCGATTCGGGACATTTTCTCGGAGCTGCCCTGAGCGATGTCGCCGATCATCTTGGTGGCGCTGATCGCCTCATCGGACGGGAGACTGTATTGCATAAGCGTCTGCGTGGTGGACGCAAGACCGGCGAAATCATAGGGCGTGCTTGCCCCCAGATCGCGCAGCTCCCGGACGACCTCCGCAGCCTTTTCCGCGCTGCCGGTCATGACCTCAAAGGAGGTTTCCAGCTGCTCGATGGTGGCGTTGTACCGCACACCCGCTGTGCCGGCGGCAACCAGCGCAGCAGATACCGCGCCCACGGCGGTGGTCAGGCCGACGATTGAAGTCTTTGCGACCTTGCCGAGGCCGGACAGCGTTTTCCTAAAACCGCGATCATCGCCGTCAATCCGAATTCTTACAGTATCAGCCATGCGGGATCACCTGCCTTTGAGAAAGATGCTCCCGCTTATGCACGGTGCGGCGCGGTCTTCTTTTCATCCTTCAGCAGCGCAGCAAGCTGCCTCAGCAGCTCGTTTGCGGGGGCCAGCTGCTCCATCTGGCGGCGTGCGCGTTCCTCCTGTACGGATGCTGCGTTATACTCAAACGCGTCCACAACGCCCGCGTGGATGCGCTGGAGACGGTCGATGTTTTCCTTCTTGCCGGAGTGGAACAGCGCGGCCACGGCAGGCTTGCCCAGCAAAACCTCCAGCTCCGCAAGCCACATCTTGTACTGAGGCTGCCCGGCGCAGCGCTTCTGCGCATCCAGCAGCTTATCTGCGGTTTCCACGGTCTTTTCGGCAATGCTGTAGTCATTGCCTTCGATTTCGACGACAACCTTGGTGATTTCGGTATCAATAATCATTCTGCATTTCCCCCTTCAAACATTGCGTTGAACGCGTCGATTTCCGCCTGTTCGGCGGCGGTATGCTCCACAGGCAGCGCACAGGCCCGCTTGCGGCGCAGCATGTCCTTGTCCTTGCCCTTGTAGCTGCGGGCTTCGATCAGGTTGAGGATGTAATGATCGCCGCACAGGGTCTGGTATTCCAGCAGGAATTCCCACCAATGGAACGGCTCCTTCCGGCGATAGGTCAGGTCGATCCCGGACTGGTTCCGGATCGCGAGGATGATGTAATTCAGATCATAGTCAAAGCTGACGGTCTGCGGGCCGGTTTCTCCGGTATCCGCATCCTGTTTCGGCGCGGACGGATAGCCCTCGGAAAAATCCAGCACAGCGGCCATGACGTCCGTAAGCGGCGCGTCGGGAAGCGTCCGCCCGAACACCATCTTCTCAATCTCGTTCATGACGACGGCGTCGGCGAGGATGCTGTCCTCGGTGAACCGGAGTTCCTTGAACTTTTGCAGGACGTCCAGCCAGACGCGGAAATCCACATTGACCGGATATGAACAACCCCCGACTGAGATTTCAGTCGGGGGAGCGTCCTGCGCGATATTGGGCCGCATTATTCAGCGGCAGACGTGGCGGCAGGCGTGAACGTGGGCACACCATCTGCCGCCACGGTATAGGAGCCGCGGGTGATATTGCCGCCGAACTTCATATTCCACGTGAGCTTTCCGTCAACGGGGTTGATGGAGGTCAGGGAATAGGTGGTGTCGGAGATCAGCCATGCAAGCTTCTCGTCTGCGCCGTTGGGCGGGAAGCAGATCAGGCACTTGCCGTGGGCCAGATCGCAGTTGTAGAACTTCTTCTGCATGAATTCGTAGATCGGGTTCTCCTTATAGGTCGCGATCTCCTGATCCATGCTGGGCGCGTAGTTCTTGATTTCGGTGCTGGGCATCTCCTGAGAGATGTAGTCCTGAGATTCTTCCTCAGGGTTCATCTGGAGATCGAAGATGGTGGACTTGTCGATGCGCTTCCATTCGGGTTCGCCGGAGCCGTTGGAAACGTCGATAAAGGGGATCCACATATTCTTGGTGAGCTTAACTTCAGCCATTGGTTTTTCCCTCCTTCAGGTATTCAATCTGGAATTGCAGTTGGTATTTGCAGAACGATGCGTCCTGCGCGACCATAAAGCCGCTTTCGTTGGGCAGCACGCGAATCTCCAGCACGGATTCGCCGGCGGGGAAAGCGGGGAACGCATGAGCGGCGTTCTGCTCGTCCACCCATTCGGCGAGCTGTTCGAAGTCCACCAGATTGACCACGTTGGTCAGATCGTTGGGCTCATACGAACAGGGCATGATCCGCGTCAGCGCCACGTTATACAGACGAACGCTGCTGCCGTCGATGTATTCCGCGGATACGGTCTCGGACGGCACCAGCGCGGTGTCGCCCGCGTCGGTCTGGGCAAGGTTGAAAAACAGATCCGCAATCAGCGGACATGCCGCCAGCCAGTCCCACACCGCGCTGTGTTTTGTTGTGTTATCCATTCAGATTCAGCCTCCCCGAATCCACATATGCCTGCATGGCCCGGATCAGCTTCGGCAGCTGCGTGGGCTTTGCCGCCTTGTCCCATTCGCGGGACGCAAGCGGATGCTGGTCTCTGCGGAAATGATAGTTCCCGTTGTACATCCGCACGGCATACGGGACCGTATGTTCCACCTGATGCGGCGTGATGCGGACGGTGTTCATCAGCATGCCGGTCCGGAACGGCACATACGGCGAGTACAGCCGATGCCATTGCTGCGCGGCATACAGCCAGAATCTGTCGTCGTTCACCTTGCGCAGATGCTTGGGGATGTCGATCCTGACTTCGGAAACCGTTAGTCTCACATCGCATCACTCCTTGCGGCATAGTGGGGGATCGGCGTTCCCGGCAGCGTATGATCGCCGACGGAGCCGATGCGGAAAGCGCCGGTTGCACGATGCACGGTCAGCAGCTCCGCCGGATCGCCGTCCGTCGGCACATCGCCGAGAAACAGGTAATCGCCGGGTTCCGGACGCGCCTGTCCCGGCGGAATCCTGCATGTAACGGTTTCCGTGCGCCGCATTTCCGTATCCATCTGTGTCCAGGACGATGTACGCCGCCAGCTGCATCCGGTCAACAGACGTCGCTCATAGCTGACGTGCGTGCGCCGGTCAATCTGGGTTTCCACCCGTTTCAGCAGCGTGACGGTCTCGGTGGCAAACGGGATCATACATCCACCCCCGCATACAGCACTGATACGCCGTGTTCCGTCGTTTCGTTCAGCAGCCATTCGCGCACAATGCGGGCGTATCCGGGCTGAACGCCTCCCTGAGCGTCTCCGGCTGCAAAGGCGACGGAGACGCCGTCATTGCTCATGGACGCGATTCCGCGGCCTGTGAGCCCTGCTGCGGCTTCATCCGACTGCATGGCCGATACAAGCTCAAACATACAGTGTTTCACGGCTTCGCGCGCAGGTTCCTCACCGATCAGCCGCCCGTGCGTCATGGCGTCAATGCGTCTGCGTGCCTTGGCCTCCAAACGGCTGAAAAGGGCGGCGTCAATGCTGCCGCCCATCGCGGTGTATTCTTCATGGGTCAGGTACATTCAGCCGCCCTCCTTTTTTTACGCCGAGGCAGCCGTGACCTTGACGGCGAGTCTGGGATCCATCGTCTTGTAGCCGTACAGCACATCCATAGACAGCATCTCGGTCTTGGTCTTCATGTCGTAGCCCTTGGTCACGCGCAGGGTCACGCCGTTGTAGCTGGTGGTGTAGCTCTCAACGCCGGAGGGCATCTGCAGGGGGCGGGTGACGAATGCGAAAGCGTAGGGATGGAATACGGTGCCCAGCATGGACGCGCTGTCAACGCCCTGAGCCATGTAGTTCTGAATGCCGAAGATCTGGCCGATGGAACCGGAGCGCAGGGCAGCGGTGGAACCGGACTTTTCCGCGTTGACGATGGCGGGAACGGTGCGGAACTCGCTTTCCGCGTCGGGGCTCCATACGCCGTAGCGCGGCGTCAGCGGAACCTTCGCCTTGTTCAGCACCTTGGCGGCCTCGGAGAAGGCTTTCAGGGTGGCCGGATCTGCGGAGACAGATGCGGAAATCCCCTTCAGCAGGGCGAGACCGTCGGTATTGATCTTTTCGGCCAGCGCCACGGCGGCGGGCTCAATGAACAGGCGGTTCAGGTCATCGACGCTGGTTGCGCGCTCAAGCGCGCCGAAGGCGACGTCCACGGTGGCCAGCTTGTCGAGCGTGACCTCCACGGTGGTTTCGGTAACATCCTGGGCGGTGACTTCTCCGGTGAACTCAGAGGCGGTCAGCATGACGGGCTTGCGGACCTGAATGGTGGCGCCCTTGCCCAGTTCGAAGTCGCTGGAGAAATCCTTGTGGATCAGATTCGGGAAAACCAGATTTTCGATCAGGCGGGGGAGGGCCTGACGTGCGATCTCCTTGATGGTGATGAAAGTGTTTGCCATTGTATATCACTCCTTACTTTTTGTCCGCGAAGATCTTCGCGTAGTATTCGGCGTCGCTCAGCTTGTCAGCGTCGCTTCCGCCGGCATTGGGATTGAATCCGCCCATGTTTTCTGCGGGCGGGTTCATCGAGGCAAAGTAGCCTTTGTCCTGCGTGACGGCGTCAAAGACGTCTTTGTCGGCCTTGCCGCGGTTGGCCTTGTCCTTGAGCGCGGCAGCGAATTCATCAGCGGCGATGTCGCGCAGACGGTCGTGCACGAACTTCCGTTCACCCAGCACGCTGTCCATGCGTTCCATCAGCTCGGCGCGTTCGGCTGCAGCCTTTTCGGCCTCGATGCGCTGCTGCTCGGCAGCTTCGTATTCGTCAATACGTTTCTGGAGGGCTTCGGCGTTACCCTTGGCGGCCTGCAGGTCCTTGATGGTGTTCTGAGCCTCCGTGAGGGCCTGATTGGCAGCGTCAAGCTCCGCCTGAACCTGAGACGATGCGTTCCGGGTTCTGTTGATGTCGGCGCTGTTGAGATTCAGGATCTCGTCAATCTGTTCCTTGGTGGCTCCTTCAAAGATTCGGGATACGTCCTCGCGTTTCATGGGGTTCTCCTTTCTCGGCTGACGGTTTGTTCACGCAGTTCCTTCTGCCCGCCTTGATAGTTTTGCGTCATTCCGGACAAAATTGTGTATACAAAAAGCACATCCGAAGATGTGCCTTGATACCGGGATAGGGGCATAAGAAAACCGCCGGGCATGTGCCGGGCGGTTCAGTTGGAATATGTGATCTTGATTTCTTCAATTCGGTCCTTGAGTGGCTTTCCATCAATGATGTATTGCGACACAAGCGTCTTACCATTCGGGAATACCCGTTCATTGTATTCGGTGTTCTGCTCCGAAATAAGCGGCCCCTCTTCATTCCAGCACAGTATCGTGTAGTTTTTCCCTGCACAGGAGAACATTATGTCGCCGCTACGGTCAATCAGATCGATAAACTCATTCCGGGTCACTATAATTCACACCTCTCTGTATTATGTCTGCATTATTTCGCAGATCACTTTCGGTTAGTGGCAGTGGTTTCCCGTGCGGATTTCTTTTGCTGTAATCAAAGACATGCTTGTGAGCACCTGTGGGGTGTGCATTGGGCTTTCCGTGGTTGCTCGTGTCATAATCTGTCGATGCTTTTCCGCTGTAATCATATACACGGCGTTGCTGCACCCATCCGTTTTCGTCTACCAGATCAACGATTGTATCGGCATTTCCGGAAAGCGGAAGGCTGGTCACAGCTTCACTTTTGTGAACGATCTGGCGTTCTGAGAACATTTCTCTGAACGTTTTCATTGTACCATATTCCGTGCGCTTTTTCAACTGCTCCGCAGTTTTTACCTTGTGGAAACCTGTGACAGCCATCCGTTCAGGATGCCGGTAAAGTCCCGCAGTTCTGCTGATCAGGTCGTACTCATCGTTGAGACGGTTGATATTGCGCTGGGTTTCCCGGCGCATCATATCATCCCCGGAGGCCTTGTAGATATTGGCGATGTGCTTCTGTTCGCGGATGGTGGTTTCGATCCTGCGCTGTTCCTGCGTCCATTCATAGCGCGATTTCGTCACGCCGTCAATGGTGATCGCCTCCGTGCTGTATTCCCGGTACATGGCCAGCTCTTCCTTCGAATGCGCCGGCGGCGTTACGCCCAGAATAATGGGAAATACGGTGTGCTTGCAGTTCCACAGGCCGAAAGGACGGTCCAGAATGAGCGTCTGGAGGCGGTTGAATTCCTTGTTGCTCATCTGAAGACCCTGGTACGGCAGATGGTCTTCCGCGCACAGCGCATGGGCGGAGATCTCCACGCCGTCCGCGCCGTATTCCTTGCCGATCTGCTTGAGAACATCCTGATTCAGCGCACGGACGCCGTCCAGCACGTTCTGACGGATGGCGGTATCCAGACGGCGGGTCAGCCCCGAAGGGTATTCCACCCGCAGGCCTTCTTTTGCCGCCTCTCTCAGGGCGGCGCGGACGGCGGTGTCGTAGCTCGTCAGACCGCTCTGGACGGCCTGTACGGCCACGTCCACGGCGGTCCTGTATGCGTTGGACAGCAGCGTTGTCCGGCTCAGATTCGCCAGCTCCTGCGCTGTGACGCGCAGCTGCGCTTTCAGTACGCGCTCCAGCGGGGAAGAGATTGTCTTGATCGGACTGATCTTGACCGGCGGCGTGTGATCCTCTCCGAATATGGTCTCGGCAAACCGTTCATCGCTTTCGGCAGCCGCCCGGAATACCGCTTCGACGTCCGCCATGCTGGCTTCAGCCGCCGCTGCAATGCCCCGCTTGATCGCTTCCACATTCGCATTCACGCGTTTCATCTGCGTCAGCCGGTGCACATCCGA